CGGCCAGCAAGGCGACGGCGATGCCGGTGATCTCTTCAGCGGTAGGCGGCGTCACGGGGGCCTGGCGTCTATGCCTAAGTTGCCCCCGCCGGCCGATGGCCGAGCAGACTTCAGAGGTAGGATTGGGGTGGCCCCGCGTGTGTCACCACCGAGGCCGTGACCACCCTGCCGTAACAGGATGATGAGCAAAGAGTATCAAGCGCCTTCTGGCGCCGAGCACCCGATCACCCCACCGCCTGAGCTGCGTCGTCTCTGGGCGCAACAAGCACAGCGCATGGATCCAAAAGATCCAATTGCCTGGCAAGAGCACATTGCCACTCAAGCCGCCCGCTGGGGAGCTGACCAGGAGCTTGAGGCGTGCTGTGAGTGGCTGGTAAATGAAGGGTGGTTCTGCTACGAGCACGAAGCAGTGCAGGATCTCCGCGCCGCCCGCCGCCCCAAGCCGCCGACCTTGAAAGAGCAGGCGCTGAAGGCGTTGCTGGAGGTTGACGGGGCTGATCATCCGGTTCCGGTGTTGGTCCTACCGATAGAGGACGCCGTTGTGATCCGCCGCGCACTGGAGCAACTCGATGACTGACATCTCCTCCGCTGCCCGCGCAGTCCTGACAGCAGTGACATTGAAGAAATACGACGTGCCACCAGAAGGACTGCCTGACTTTGCTGAAGAGATGGCGCCGCTGATTGCCGCCGCCCTGCGGGCTGCTGCGCATGAGGTCGCGCCTTTCCCTGGCCGCTATCCCATGAACGAATACATGGAGGGCTTCAGGGAAGCCAAGCAAAGTGTGCACCACCAGCTCCTCGCCATCGCCGCCGAGCTGGAGGGTGCCCCGTAGTGTGCAGGTCTACTGGCCGCCGCCCAAGCCAGGCATCTCTGGCGGCGGTGGCAGCAGGGCGCAGCCGTCGTCCCACGGCATCACGTCCACCGTGTCGAACAGCGCGGGTGGCAGCAGGGCAAAGCCCTCGGCATAGAGGCCGCCGGTCGCGGCTTCGCGCAGCACATCAGCGCACACCAGCCAGCGGCCATCGGTGAGCTGCACAGGGGCCACGCGGTCGCGGGCATCAGGGCGTTGCGCCTGCGCGGCAAGCAGGGCGTCATAGGCGTCGTCGCCAAAGACCAGGGCAAGCGCCTTGGCTTCGGCATCGGTCATGCCGGCAACGGTGGGCAGGAGGTCAGCGAGAGTCATGATCAGGGAATGGCGGTAGCCAGGGCGGACATCAGGGTGGTGAGGCGAGTGTCGAGCAGGGCAAGGTCTACGGCCTCGCCGATGGAGTAGAAGGAGAGGCGGGCACTGCTGAAATAACTACTGCCGCCTGATCTATCAAAGACAAAATACTTATTGCCGGATGGAGTCCCCGAAGTAGATGAGTTTGAGCTAGTCGAGGATGCTACTCTAATTAAAATTGTAGTTGACGATGCTCTTGACACCCCTACAACGCCAGTAGCGGAACTGGAACCTAGGGCTGTTCCAGCGTCTCTAGAGAAGAACCTATAGCTAGACCCCAAAATATCCATGCCCGTCATTCTGTTATACGAAGGCGGATTGGCGGATCCCAGCAACGATCCGCCGGTTGTTCCGGCTGTCTTGTAAACACTGACATGGCTATTGTCTTGCGGATCTGTTGAATCCAGCCTATTGCTATCTAAATATTTGCTGTAGCCATTGCCAACCAAGCCCGTCTTTCTGTTGTAATCGCCGCTGACGAAGTTATAGTTTGTAGGTGCTGTGCCAGCAAGTGGAACCAATGCTCCAGAAAGGGTGCGCGCACCGGCAAGGATGCAAGACGCCTTCAGCGCACTCCAGGTGCCATCGGCCTTGCAGCCCACGATGAAGTCATTGATGGCAGTCTTGACGCCGCTCTCCAAGCTCTGGCCGTCCGCCGCTTCAACCGCAGCGAAATACGTCGTGGCGTCGGCGTCGTAGCTGGGGCCTGCCGCCACTGCAGCCACAGCCGCACCCGTGACGCTGTTGCGTGTAACGCGCAGTCTTGGCATCAGACCAGCTCGGTCAGTTCCAGCGTGCCGCTGGTTGCTGCATCGCGGATGATGGCAATGTTGGCGCCAAGCGGCACCGCCAGATCCAGCCGCTCGCCGCTGGCAATGAAGTGGCTGCTGGTGGTCGCTGTCTGCGAGCTGGTGCCAATCGCGTAGCGGATGTCAGCCGTCACCGCTCGCATCGTGATCCGTTTGCACGTACTCGTCAGCGCCGTGTTGGCACTGCTGGCACCCGCCGTCAGCTTCCGCGCCACACCCGCCTGACCCAGGGGCTCGATCGGCAGCGCATTGGTGGCCGTGACGCTCTGCTCAACGCCGCTGGCATCGTTGAACGCCAGCCGTACAGACGCGTCACCAGCGCCAGGAAAAACAGCCATCTACAGGGGTCAGTGCTACCCCAAGGTTTCCGCGTCCTACGGATACGTCTCAGGGTTGGTCTGCAGGTCCACCCGCATCTGGTGCCGAGGCCCCACGCTCTGCGGCACGTTGATGCTCACCGCATTGCTGCCCGGCCACGCCCAGATCAGCTTCCCGGCTGCCTCCTGCAGGCTGGCCGTCATGTCCCAATCCACCAGATACAGCGTCCAGCGGTTGATGGCCTGGCCCTTCTGGTAGCTGGGGATGGCCTGCAGTTCCGGGTCGCGCAGGATCACCACCTCCATGCCGGTGACGGTGGTGCCGGCGGGCAGGCTCTCGCCGCTACCGCGCACCGAAATTGCCGGGGTGGTGCTGCCGTTCGCCAGCGTGTAGGTGCCGATCAGGCTGCTCAGGGTTGCCGCGATCGACGTTCGCAGGGCGAGGATGTCCATGTTCCGAGGTTTCCCCGCAGACAAGCAGCAGTCCTGCTTCTAGCCATCCCGCCAGCGGACGCTTCGGTACCTGCACCGCATAGGTGGCAAGGTTGCGGTCAATGTCGCGCAGGGTGACGGTGCCATGGGCGCAGCCGGTGGTCATCACCAGCCCGCCCCGAATGTTGCGGCCCTCCCAGCTGGGGGCCAGCACCCACACCCGGCCGTCGTCGCTGCGCAAGGCCCGCACCGGTGGCACCTGGGCGCTCTCGGTGGCACTGGCCAGCACCTCCGTCCAGGCCGCCAGCAGCACCGGCGGCGCTTGGTCTTCATGCCGCAGCGCCAAGGCCACAGCGGCCACCTCCGGGCTGAGCTGCGCCTGCTGCGCCTCGCGCTCGCGGAACAGCGCAAAGTCGGCCGGCGCAAACGCCTTGCCCTTTTTGGGGTCGCGGTTGATGTTGGCGGTCAGCGCCGACAACGAGGCCACCGGCAGCTCCTGCAGTGCCATCTCCTCGCGCTTGAGCTTCTGCAGTGCCTTCCAGGCGTTGAGCACCGTCACCCGCAGCTCCAAGCTGTAGCTGCTGCGGTGGAACTCGCCGGGGAAGCCTCGGCTCAGTTCCCAGTAGAGCGCCGCCCAGTCCGTTTGTTCCCGGCCACTGCCGCCGGCTGCGGCTTTTTTAGGTCGTCCTCGCTCGGGGGCGACGACGGCAGATCTTCCGCCGCCTGCTCATCCTGCGCCAGTTGCCACAGGCCATCAAACAGCGGCTTGGCCATGCCGCGCACCTCCTCGATGCCGAAGCTGCTGCAGCCGGCACACCGCGAGCGCACGATGGCGCAGACGGTGGCCTCCAGGTTGCGCTGCCCAGCCTGCGCATACACCCGCGCCACCTCAGCAATGCGCTCGGCATGACGCAGGCGGATCGCATCAGCTTCCGCTTCCAGCGGGCGCCCCGCAATGGCCGACTCGATGATCTGGAACGCCTCGGTCAGCGAGATGCTTTCCTCTTTGGCGATAGCATCCGCGATCTGGGCGCCACGCACGAAGCTGCTTTGCTCCTCGGCTAACAGCTCGGAGATGGTGGCGCTTTCGCCCACCGTGAGGCCGCCGCGCACTTCCACCTCCAGCACGCCAACCTGCTCATTGCCGATCTGGCGCGTGGCGCGTGGTGCTGGGGGCGTAATGAACGGCAGCATCAGCTCTTAGCGATCTGTGCCACCAGCTTATTGTCCGCAGCCTTGCGCAGGAACGCATAGCGGTTGGCCTGCGTCTGCACCTGAGCGCGTTGGATCAGGGCCTGGGGGTTGGGGGTGGGGGTGGTCATGGCTGGAGGTCAGAGGCGTTAAAACCCAGGCTCAGCAGCCGCTGTTTGCAAAAGTTGCTGTTGGCCCAGTCGTGGGTGGTCAGTAAAGCGACGTCCCAGTTTGTCGTTCTTGTTGTTCCAGCGCTATCTACATATGTCAGCGCCGGCGGATCGCCAATAGGCTGAGCTATTTTGGCAGGGCTAACGCTGTTGCGCAAAATTTTATTGCCATAGGTATACTCTAGGTCGCCAGCAACGTTGTATAGGCTGCTGAGGTTGGCATTAGGCATTTGCGCAAATGCAGCTGTGTTTGAGGGCACAACAAAGCCGGCTTTGTTTTTGATGCCAGCTGCCTGCGGATCAAGGCTATCCGTCTCCCAGCTTGAACCGTAGGCCAGTAGCGGATAGACGGCGGCAGAGTAAGCGTTAAAGCGAAGATTAAGGTTTGAAATTTCGGGATTATCTAAAAATGGGCTGTATCGTTCGTCGGTGCCAAACCATGCTATGTCTGGATTGGTAGGGCTTTGAGGTGTCAGATTAACGCGAGGAATATTAAAGGACCCAGTTTGGCTATTCCAGTAGGCTTGCGCGGCGCCGAAGCCGAAAAAAAGCACGCTTTGAGTAGTGACAGTCACGCCGGCAGTTTGCGTTAATGCTGCCAATAAGCTGCCCGCTGTGCTGGGCAATGTGATTTCGCGCACGGAAGATTGCCCGACAAAGAAAGCACGTTGCGTTGTCCAGCTGTAGGTCTCTGTGCTAAGAGTATAAGCGTTTTCGCGAAAACTTCCAGGGCTACCGTATAAGGATTTTTTTGTGGGAAGCAGAGCAAATGCTACACTACGCAGATACACATAGATTAGAGCCTGCGGACCAATGGGGAATGCAAACTGGCGCTCAGTGACCGAGTAGTTTTGAGTATTAAGGTATCCATTTAGGGTAAAAGTATGAGAGTACAAATTTGCGGCATTAGGAGGCGCAGGTAATGGTGTGTTTAGACCTGCTAGATCTGGTGGCGTCGTCTGGTATGTGTCCGTCAGCTCCAACCATTGCGTGCCGTCTAAGCAGCCGAGCCGTGTCAGAAATCTGTAGCCATAGCTTGTTTGGCTTGAGCCATTTGACACAAGGTTAAACGGCTCAGTGGCGGCCGTCCAAAGCCAAGCGTTGCCAACGCCGGCCAGCTTGCCAAAACGAGATGCCGCCGGCTCATCGCGGCGCAGGGGGTCGCGGAACGGGACGCCATAGAGCGGCTGGCCATCGGGACCGATGCCTTGCTGGGCGCGGGTGGCATCGCGCTGGCGCCGCGCTTCTGCCTCTACCTTGTTGCGATTCTGACCCTCCAGAAACCCCAGGCGGTTCGCCTGCGTCTGTTCCCGGCTGCGCTGCAGCAGCGCCGCTTGATCAACGTTAATGTTGATGCGGGTGGTCATGCGTCGTCTTGGCTAAACGTGATGCGGTACGTCTGCGTCTGGCCGGGTGACAGCGTGATGTTGGGGCTTTCCGTCACTAAACTGTGGATGTAGGTCTCACCGTTGAAGTAAATCACCACCGTGTCGTAGCTGTAGCTGGTGCTGCAGCTGAAGGCCGCATCAATGTAGGGCAGCTCTTGGCGGGCCGTGGTGGCGTTGTAGGTGCTGGTGCCGACCGTGGCGCTGAAACGCGCATAGCCGGTGCCTGTGGTAGACACCTCCTGCGCCTGCCAGTTGGTCACGGTGCTCTCGGCGGTGTAGCCGCTGGCGCCTGCGAGGCAGAGCATCACCCGCAGCGCTTTGCCCTCAAAGCAGGCTGCCGCTTGGCGTTTCAGCTCCTTGGTGCTGATTGTTGTGGTTTGCGCCATCGGTTAGGCCACCGTGAAGTTCAAGACGCCGCTGGCGTTCCAGACGATTTTGAACTGGGCGGTGTCCTGTGCGGTCTGCGTGCCTCCGAAGTCCACGTAGGCAAGCGGTGGATCGCTGGCGTCCGTGTCGTTGTAGATCACGGCGGCAATGGCGCTGAGCGCCGCGCCGGTAGCGGTCCAAGTCACGTCATCCGCGTCCCAGGTGGCATCGTTCGTGGTGCTGGTCACGCAGGTGACGTTGGCCAGCGTGGCGCCGCCGGCGGTGTAACCGGTGTTGCTGACTTCGGTGCCACCGGTGGCAGCCAGCGTGGTGTGGGTGGCATCAAAGCCGCCGGCATTGGCGCTGAGCAGCTTGACCTTGTAGGTATCGCCTACAGCATTGCTGCCATCGGCAAAGCGCTTGGCCGTGTGGTTATACAGGCTGACAGTGATGGCCATGGCGTTAGCGTGCTAGGGCTAGGTTGCCTGGGCCATGTCGTCAATGGCTGAGTTGTAGATCAGGGATGCCATGGTGCGCTTGCGCTGGGGTCAGCCTAGGCGTCGGGGAATGCCGCTGATTGAACTGCAAAATCCTCCACATAACGAGCGACGCCTTTGGTCACTCGTAACTCATCAACCCATCCACGAAAATATCGGCCTGTTGTTGAGCTGTCGCCAATAATCAAACGGCTTAGGTTGATTGCGTCGCTTGAGAAGGCGGCGCCTATGATTGCGCCATCCTTAAACGCACGGCAAACGCTTGACTTTCGAGTCACTGCGATGTGATGCCAAGTCGAGGCGGTCAGGGTAAATGACGTGCCAATTAGCAGATTTGTCAGGCTGCCTATACTGATTTGAGCGTTGCTAGTGCTGGGGCGAATCATAAATGTTGCTTCGCTGTTTGCACATAGCAGTGTGTCAAGCGTGCCTGTGCTTGCAGTCTGTTTAGCCCATAATTCAATCGTAAAATCGCCAGTGCCAAAGTTTAGACCTGCAATGCTGGTTCCGGTGCGGAGATCACCGCCAGTTGTAAAGTTGCCGGATGCACCACCAAAAACGCTATCGCCAGTGCCGATCGTGACAGTGCCGTCGTTGACTGTAAATGCAGTCGCACTTGTGCTGGAATCTGTGAATGTGGTGCTGCCGTTTGTGCCGTCAAAGTGCAGCAATAACGTGACAGAAGACCAGTATGGGTCACTAGCGCCGATAGGCCATCGTGATACTTGACCCTGGCCAATAGCCTGCTCTGTCGGTGTCCAAACGCCTGGGGCTTGGTATGGCCCTGATTGTCGTGGTTTGCCTAGTAGCCCGCCGTTGCTGCCAAGCATTAGGTGATTTCCTCGTAGCCAATGACCAACTCCAGGTCGCCGGTGGCGCTGGCCAGTGCTCGCAGACTGTCGCCTTCCTCCAGGTAGATGTACGCCTCACGGGTCACCAGCACCTGCGTGGCATCAGCCGGCACCGTGATGGTCTTGGCTAGGTAGAAATCCGTGGTGCCGTTGTAGTAGCTCAGGCTGATGTCGGCCGCTGCGGCGCCGTCCACGTTGGCGCAGTAGACCGAGTTGATCTTGAGCACCTTGCCGCTGGCGGCGCTGTTGGTCAGCGCTGCAGCCAGGCTGGTGGTCACGGCGTAGCCGTCCGTCTTGCCCGTGATCGTGGTCGGAGCCTTGAGATTCGGAGCTGCCATACGTCGCGCCTCTTACCCAAGATTGCCGGCGTTAGTCCGCCCACCAATCCGGGTAGATCGACTGCTCCCAGCCGTAGACCTGGCGGTAGTAGCTGCTGAAGAACGTGTCGGTGTCGGGGCCGGCCTGCTCTGGTGCCACACCGGCTAGGTTGATGGTGGCCAGCGGCACCGCGACAGTGGCGCCATCGGGCCCCACTTGCTCAGGGGCCAAGCCGGCCACCGCCACAACTCCGGCAGGTGCCGCCACCACAGTGCTTTGCTGCACAGCCGGGGCGATCCCTGTGAGCGCCATGCTGTTGACAGGCACGTTCACGACAACGCCAAGCGCCACGGCTGGGGCATTGCCAGCCACGCTGACCACGGCCAACGGGGGCTCCACCTTCACGATCTTGCTGACCACGAGCTGCGTCAGGCTGGTAATTGCCAGCTCGGTCTGCAGCGCCAACGCATAGGGCAGGCTCTGCACCTCCACGCGGGTGGTGGTATCGGCCGCCAGCAGCGGAGTGAGCAGGGTCGTCGGGACAGGCGTATAGGCCGGATACGTCACAGCAGGATCCGTGCCTCGATCCACCCATGAACTGCCGTTGTAGACCCAGAAGTGCAGCGTATCCACAGCTTGCACGCCGGTGCCGCTGGTTGCCGTTGGATAGGCGGTATTGAGAGTGGTCTGTGCATTGGCGCCAACCGTGGCGATCTGGCCCAAGTAGATGGTTGGGCGGGTGTCCGTTACTGTCAGTGCAGGGGCGGTATAGCTGATGCCGGCAGCAACGGGAAACCATGCGTTACCCATGTTGCCCTGCGCACCGCCTGCTAGCAGGCAATCGGCAGTTGCCACAATGCCGTTGGCGTCAAAGGTGTAAGTGATAGCGGTGGGCATGAAGCCGCCACCAACGCCACCTATATCAATCGTCACGCCAGTCATGGGCAATGGTGGCAGGCTTTCCGGTGGGGTGGTCACAGACACACCGCATCGCAGCCCCAGCATGTAGTAAAAATAGTTCTTCAAGAATTTCCTTGCTTTTTTGCCCCTAGCGTCTGCATGAGAAATTACTTCATAGGTGCCGCCCACCTTCTTGAAAGTATCGTCGTATGCGTAGGGAATTGAGATGGTTTGCTCTCCAATTCCGGTTCCGGTCCGCAGCTCCTCAGACCCTTGCTTGGATTCTGCGCCTTGAGCGGTGCGCTCTCCTTGCGGGGGGCGTTGCTGAAGAGCTACCTCGCGGCCTGAGTTGATTTCTACGCTGGTGCCAAGGCGCTTAACAACCTGCGCATTGACAAATAGGGTGTTGGCGGCGGTCTCGTCAAAAGGAAAGCGCTGACTAATCTTCTGCAACGCGTCAGCCAAGATTTGTTGTCCTTCTTGCGTATAGGCATGGCATAGGTACTGCTCCGTTAGCGCTTTGCTGAGCTGCTGCCCTTGCGCTCCTTTTGCTGTTTCGTAGGTGCGGACTTCGCGGCGTGCCACAAATCGCTGATCAGGGTCGCTTCCAAAGTCATACTTGACGTTGGCCTCACCGGCAAAGGAGTAAATCGGCGTCGAGGCCGTCAGCCGTAACACGGGCTCCTCGGTCACAGTCTCCTCGCGCTCAATCTCCTCGTAGCCATCTGGATACGTTGTCCCGTCAAAAACAGACGGCGCTTGGACTTTATAGGCAAATGCCTGCGTGGTGATCGTGCTCACCGGGGCCGAACCTTCTGGAGGTGTAATTTGCGAGTAGGTCAGACTGCTGCCGAGACTTGTGCTGGCAACATACTTGTTGGCTATGTGCTGGATGTAGCCAGGCGCAACTTCTGCCACGATGCTGCGTTCCGTTGTCTTTCGCGTAACGACGCGATCATAGGTGTCGTAGGTCGTTTCAACTAGCGTGTACGGCGTATAGGTGTACTTAAACGAGTCAGGCACATCCCACACCGCAGTGCCGCCGAACCTTGGCTCAACGGGGTTGTCAATGGTAATTGTTGTCGGGAGGCCGTAGCTTTCCTGCTTTTCCCAGTTCAGCTTTTCAACGTCTTCTTCCTCGTTTTTGGCGAGGGTGCGATAGTTGTATGAGGCAATCAGCTTTAGCGGCGGGACTTCACCAATGCTGAGTGGGCCTATGTCTATCAGGCTGGTGTTATCAATACCCTGAGACGTTGCGCTTGTCAGGGGGTTGTGATCTTTAACCTCCAGTTGCTCAGTGGTTTTCATGTATCCGATTTTTCCTTCGGAGTACAGCAAATCATTTAACGCGTTGACGTATCCGCCGCTTAAGTCAAACGCAGCGACGCTGAATTCGTTGCTTAGATCTGGATTGCCATTGATGCCTAGTTTTGAAATGATTGCGCTCGCAATCAAATCAGCGCTCAACGGCAGCGTGACAGCATCAGCATCGGAGTCAGTCAGGTTAGAGTCAGCGGCCGTTAAGCCGTCCTTGTAGGTAAACCGCTTATTTTCTGCATAGTTTCGCAGCATGGTGAGCCGACAACCGATCTCAATTTCCGTGACTCCCTTAGTTGGATCCACGCTAAAGCCGATGACCAACAGCCCACGCTGAATCTGGCGCCGCACTTTTGACGGAGTTACTGACGCAGCTTGCAAATAGTATTTATCGTATTTGATATCTACAGGTTGGCCAATGGAGGGACGCACGCTGCCTTTGACCTTTATATTGCCCCTAACGAATATCAGCCCAGCGTTGGCCGCTTGCGAATCCGAGATTGAACCGCTGATGATTTCTACAGGTACGGCGTTAATCGTACAGATCAGCTTGGCGCGGGTGTCCAGCAAAATATTGTCCATTAGATCACCTGGATGGCGTTGAGCTGGACGGTCCAGCGTGTTGACTTAACGCCACCGCTGATGATTACCTCAGCACTAAACGATGGGGCGCTTATGGGGAACCATGAGTCCACCGTTGGGGCGCCAGAAATGCTGTAGTCATACCAAGCCAAAACGTCGGTAGCGGTTTTGTTGCTTTCTTGGATGTAGCCGTCAATCTGGCGCAACTTGTGGGCAGCGTAAGGTCCGGTGAGATAGGTTTTGCCGAGTGCCGTCAACTGAGCGCTAGGGCCGTCCTGTCGCGTCTCCAGCGGTTTGGTGAGAACAATGGTGACGGTGTTATCTGATGGCCAGGTCAGGGCCACCGTTCCCAAGCTGGGCACCAGCGCTTCGCTGCCCTGGCGCTCCTTCTCCTTGCTGCGCAGCAGCACCGCCAACGCCTGCGCCGCATCCACCAGCGTGGCACTGGCGCTGATGTAGGCACCCGCCTGCTCACCGCTGGGGGGTTCGGCAAACCAGCACGCCAGGCTGCTGACGCTGAGGCCGTTGCTGCTGGTGATGCTCAGGCTGACGGTGGTGCCGACGCTGGCGCTGCTGAGCGTGTCGGCATCGGTCAGGCGGGTGTTGCGCCAGCTGTTGTACTCGCTGACCAACGCCTGCCACTGGCTGCTGGTGAGCAAGCCGTTGATGCGGAACGTGCGGGCGGTCAGGCCGGTGCGGGCGTCGCCCTCGTAGCCGAACGGCTGGGCGGTGAGGGCGTTGGTGCTGAAGCTGCCGATGGTGATGGTCATGGT